ACTTGAACCAGCGACCAAGCGATTATGAGAACCATTATGACAATAGTAAAAACAATAACTTATCTATAAATCAGCGAGATAGAAAACCAATATAGGCCTGTATCCCCCAATATTCTTAAGTTGATGCGACACTTTTGCGACACTTTAAGGTTATAGAGAAAGCTATAGTCCAATTAACAGCCTTGATATTCTCAATTTGTCTATACCAGATGCCTTAGATGCTCGATGTCGGATATTCATTTTGACAAACTTTAGCCATGGCCCCTCATCTGTTAAATCACCATGCAATGATCCGCCAGAGTATCGATTTACCAGTGCTGTTCTAACATTATGCCAATTGGTCATATCAATACTAAGCCACATATCGACAAACTCATGAGGCTTAAAACTTGATAGTATTGCAATATATCCATATATATTGATATCTTTTAATCCATTTCTAGATATTTGTTCGCAAAATTTTGCGGTGTCTTCCTTTAAATTATTTCTTAAATCAGCTAAGAATTGAGGATATCTCTTTCTTAATGCTATTTGTTGCTGCTGAGCTAGAATTTTGTTTAACTTTGAGGAGTAATGCTTATAGGAGTCATTAATCCAATATCCATATCCATATGCTGAGTCTCGAATTGGTTCATACTCTGTAAAAAGGTCTGCGGGTGGGAATTTATTATTTTTCTGAAGTTTTCTTACATACTCTAAAAAGAAAAGATATATATCATCTATAGTTTTATCTATATGCTTGGCTTCAGATAGCATGAATAATAGGTTTATTGAGTGTTGTATTTCACCATTTTCAATTATCTGCATTTCTTCAAACTGTTTATATAGCTCTTCTAAAGCATTATCTACATCTGTTGTTGGGTATAAGTCAAAGTTCAATATCGTAAACCATGGGCCTTTGCTTTCAGGTTTAATAAAATGCCGACTGTTATCTATGCTTTTTGTGATTTTATCTTTGTCATAAAGGCCATTTACAATAGTATCAATCAAGACTTCGTTTGATAGCAAATCGCTTTCTAACCTCAATGGGACTTCATGGTTTTTATAATTCTCTTTTATCTCATCATAAATATCATCTGCATTAGTATCTTTCTTTACGTAGTAAAGGACAGAATTCCTTGATTCAATTTCTTTTGCTTTTAATTTACCTAGTCTGTAATTAATGTTCAGTGCGGTAAATAGTACAAAAATCTCTGATAATAGTCTTTTATTATTATATAGTTTATCGGGAATGCATGAGAGCAATCTCGCGCAATCATTTATCATGTAGTCTAAGATTCTTAAAGATTTGCATTCAGAAGCTAAGAATGATTTATAAATTATATCCTTTATGGCTTCAAAAGCTATAGGTGCCTTGCTTTTGCTAATGAATTGGTTGAACGCTCCCTCTATATCCGGAGTTACTTTAATAACTTGCCCAAATATCTTTTCTTTCTTGTCTGTTAATTCATCATTTAATTTATCATCATGAGCAATGACAATCACTTTACATCCATGATGTTCAACGTATTTATTTATTGCACCGAATAAATCTTCAAGGTTTATACTACATCTTTCTAAATCGTCAAAAACTATTGTTTTTGAATTGTCCACTTTCTCTTTTATAAGAGCGTTAGCAATATTTCCAACTAATGGGCCTAATGCGAGTGTGACATCATTGGCTTTCATGCTGGAACTACCAAACCAGTTCAAAATTTTCTTTAATCGCGATCTGTTTGGGTACATTTTAACAAAAACAGCGGAGTGAACTTCCTGAATTGTAGTTAATCCAAATAGGCTTACATAGAATTTTTGATCATCTTTAAGTATATTCTTAATAAGATGAGTTTTGCCAACACCCCACTCGCCCTTAACTAATACAGCATATCTTGGATTCTTCAAACCAGTATAATAGTTAATGTATGATCTTAAATGCTCATTAGTTTGTTTATCATCAGTTATCATTATATTTACCACTAAAATTTAATGGGTTTAATTTTAATGCTTCCTCAAGATGATTTGGTGCAAAGTGAGCGTATCGCATCGTCATTTTGATATCGGTATGCCCGAGAATCTTTTGCAATACCAGAATATTTCCGCCATTCATCATAAAATGAGAAGCAAATGTATGTCTGAGCACATGCGTCAGCTGTCCGGCCGGTAAATCTATCCTGGCTCGTTCCAGAGCTGATCTAAATGCGTAGTAACATGGACTGAACAGAGTGCCGTTCTTTTTAGGAAGTTCAGCTATGATTTTAGGGTCAAGAGGGATAGTTCGGTTGCGCTTACCTTTCGTTTTTATAAATGTGACCTTTCCAGCAGTGATTTGGCTGCGCTTCAATTTCTCAGCCTCTCCCCAGCGAGCGCCAGTAGACAGGCAAATTCTAACAATGAGCTCTAAATCTTTAGCAGAGCTATGGCGGCTTTCCTCTAAGAGCCGGTCAATCTGCTCTCCAGTAAGATAAGCCATCTCACTTTCTTCTGTTCTGAACTGACGAACGTTCTCTAAAGGGTTCGGCGCGTCCCATTCCCCTAGTCGTTTTAATTCATTAAATACAGCGAGGAAATAAGCGTGCTCCAGGTTCATGGTGCGCGGCGATACCTGAGTTACGCGCTTAGTTCTGGCAAAATGGCCATCAAGCCTTTTAGCCCTGTAAGCGGTAAACAACTGTGCGGTGAATTCTGTAGCCATAGGGGAACCCATACACTCATCAGCCCAAAGCATGGCGCTTTTACGCTTCTCTCCATCGCGTAGGGTTATCCCATGGCGCTCAAACCAAAGATGTATCAAATCTGACAGGCGGCGTTTGTCTTTGCCCTGACCAAGCCAGGGTGCGTCCTCCACTTTCTGGAGGGTGTAATTTTCAAACGCCAGCGCTTCACCTTTGGTGGCAAATTTTTTGCGAACCCGCTTGCCGCGTTTACCGTTGCTTCTATCTACAGTGTAAAAGTCAGCAACCCATTGACCATTGTCTAATTTCCTAACTGGCATAAGTTAACCATTAAGAATACGTTGTTTCTGTTGCTGAAATTCTTCTTCAGTCAGTATCCCTTCTTCTTTCATTTCTGCCAGACGTTCAATTTTTGACATTTGTTCGTCAAAAGAATGAGTAGCTTTAGTTGGTTCTTGTTGTGATTGGGCGGGGGTGTTCAAATTGTTTCTAGTTTCATTCACTAAGTTGGTGAACGGAATTACTGATCCCTTCATTACATTTTTAATGGTGTAATTTTGGCCACTGGTAGAAATCATAATCTCACCAAACATAAGCCCGGTTTTACCGCCAACACTCACTATATTGTTGAGGTTAATGTCGACTTGCTTAACGCCAAAAATCATACCCTTATCGAGAAAAATTACTCGTTTGTTAGTAAGGGTTATTAGCCATGTGTTGCCATCCATCATTCCGCTGGCAATTGCCACTGGTTGTTCACCAGAATTTAAAATCTCCGGGAGATGGAAAAATTCTTTTTTGGTACCAAAAGGGGTGTCAGATACCACACTGGCCAAGCGTTTCATCTCTGCTTTCAACTGATCTTTTGATGCTGTTTTGTAGTCGATCATCTTCAATTCCTTATATTTATTTTATGGTTAATACAACTCTACCTAGAATTTTTATGTCTTCAATTGAACAGTCGAAGGCCATTCCAACGCCGCTAACTCTTACTTTCTTAATAGGTATGCGGGTAAGGGTACGAATGCTGGTTTTACCTTCAATTTCAACTAGCCACTCATCGTCATAAACCTCTGTAAAAGAGGTATCAACGATAAACTGATTGTTCCCCTCAAGGACACATATTGGGGTGTTTGGTAAAGGGGTGCCTGGTAAAAATGAAACTTTATCAAGCATGTACATACCTGCATCGTAAAGAACACCATCAACGATTTTTCGGCGGGGCATTTTCAAAATGTCTAGTTCTTCGTCGTCAAATTTCCTACCTTGACCTGTTGCAAGCCACTCTAGAGAAGCACCAGTTTCGGCTACACACCTGACAACCATGTCAGCGGGGAATCCACCACGTTTATAACGTCCAGCCAGGCTACTGGATGCCATATCAAAATGGTCGGCAAGCATTAGTTTTGACGTAAAACCATAAGCATCAATGACTCTATCGAGCACTTCGCTGCTGTGGCTAATTTGTCTGTAAGAAAATTTGCCCATAATTTAACCAGCCATTCGTAAAATGCGATAAATTTGTTGATTTGTCGCTTAATACGATCTAGCCTCTCCTCGTTGTAGTTTTTTACGAATATTGGTTGTTAAAAGTGGATATTGGCGTATCCCTAACTGGAGAAGTTTGCATTATGCGTCCCAACATTACAATCGTGATCCCCGATCCGTACATCCCACTTGATGAATATTGCCGCCGTACTGGCATGTCCAAAAGTACAGCTGAGAACCTGATTTCATACGGAAAACTTCCAATCAAGCCCAAAGGCGCGCAGAAAAGAGGGCTGGTAGAAGTCAATATGGCCGCCCTAACCGTGATGGCATTAAGCGAGTGTGATGTTTCGCTTAACGCGTAATTCATCCTACGGATTAGGGAAGGGCTAACAATGTTTGATTATCAGACTTCTAAACATGCGCACTTTGATGCGGCTTGCCGAGCATTTGCGGTTGAGCACAATCTGGAAGATGTGGCCGCTGCCGTTGGTATGAGACCACAGATCCTGCGTAACAAACTGAACCCAGCACAACCGCACCGCTTAACCTGTGACGAGCTTTTAGCCATTACGGATTACACCGAAGATGCGCGTTTACTGGATGGGATGCTGGGGCAGATTAACTGCCTTCCATCCGTGCCGGTGAACAATGCTACAGAAGCAAACATGCAACTGTGTGCTCTTAGCGCCACCGCCAGTGTGGGCGCAATTGCTGGGGAAGCCGTATCAACTGGTCATATGACCGCCGCCCGCCGTACACAAATTCTTGATCGCGCTCGCGATGCTATCCGTAGCCTTTCCGTGTTGGCTTACACCGTTGAAAGCCGTATCCATTCTGCGCCGGTTTTAGCCGCAGCGGTGGATCTGGTCACGACGAATGCCACTGGCCTGATGTGAGGGAACATTATGAAAGCGTTTGTGACTTACCTGAAAAAAGAATCACCGGCTATGCAGTTACCCAGTGGTTCAACCGGTTGGATAGAACTGCCGAACGGCCAGCGCTGGAATCCTGGTCACACCTATAAATTCAATGCACATGAGTCTGTCCAGATGAAGGGCGGTTCTGTTCTGCGTTTCCTGACGACTAAAACCCGCCGCCTGCTGGGAATGGTTGGGGGGCGTTATGGCAATTAATCAGGAACAGCAAAAGCGTGGGCTGGATCATCTTAAAAAGATTCGGCGCAAATATTTCAGTACTAGCAGTGAAGCCGCTGAATGGTGGGACAACCTGACACCAGAATGGCGCGGGGTGGTTCTTCATGCTGCTGCAATCAATTCCAGATCCGGAGTTTTTAAACGCAGCTTAAGTAATTGTTGCTGGCGAGAACTTTTTGAGCGGTTGGAGTATCGGGACATGATACAGCTGCGCCAGGGAATTTCCCGTGCTCGTTTAACTTTTAGCGGATTCGGGAGTTTACGGGACAGTGATTTCTCCAGACGAACCGCTGAACGTCCAGTAAAAATCGTCCATCCCATTAATACCAGGAACAAGGTGCAGATGATTATCGCACCTCATATTGTCCATAAATTGCAGCAGGGGAATCACTGATGAGCATTATTTCTGTAGAGGGTAAATCGTTGGGGGCTGAACTGGCTGTGTGGGGAGTCCCGCATAACTACGCGGTAGCGTTTGCAGAGAAAAGCGCCAGTAAAAATGGCCGCATTGCGTTGCATCCATTCTTCTTCAATGACACCGAACACATGACTAACCAGCGCCACTGGCTGGCGATCAATGCCGCTTTCTGGTGCTGCGTGTACCGCGAAGCTGAGAGCAAAGAGGCACAGATTGAAGCGCTGGCGGGGATTCGCGCAATTTTCTATACAGCCGGGGCGCTGGGTGTTGGCGAGATAAAGGCGCTGATCCAGGAGTGGTGGCGGACAACCTATGAGCTTCACCTTATTCCGGCACCGAATTATTCAGCCGTCACTACACAACCCGCTTTTCACTAATTAACAACCTGAATTTTTTGGCCACGGTTCAAGTGGCCGGGGATTCTTTTGCCCTAAGGAAACAAAAATGCATATGACACGTCAGGATTTACCCGCAACGAAATCAGGTACTGACCTGCTGACCATGCTCACCAAAGCTACACAGGAAGGTAAAGCCGCTGCTGCTGATTTGTGTTCTATCCGTCTGGATAAGCTGGCCACCCATGCAGCTAATGAAGGTTTAAGCGCAACGGAAATTGTTGAGTTAATCCGTGAAGAGGCCGCAGCGATTTGTAGTAAAGGCGGTGCCGCATGGCAGTAAAAACTCCACTTAAGTGGGTGGGCAGCAAAGCCCGCCTTATGCCGCAATTACGTCCCCATTTGCCGGAAGGAAAGCGCCTGGTTGAACCGTTCGCAGGTTCCTGCGCCGTCATGATGAATACGGATTATGACGAATATCTGATCGCGGACGTAAATCCTGATCTGGTTAATCTTTACAAGGCGATGGCGTATCACACTGATGCGCTGCTGAATGAGCTGGAGATTCTTTTTAACGCTGGTTCGTTAGGCGATGAAGAAAGCCGGGCGGTTTTCTATTATGCGGTGCGTGATGCTTTCAACCAGTCAGGTAAATCCTTTGGTTCGGAATCCGTAGAAGCTGCTGCGCGTTTCCTGTACCTGAACCGGCACTGCTTTAATGGCCTGTGCCGGTACAATCGCCGCGGTCAGTTCAATGTTCCGTTCGGTAAGTACAAAAAGCCTTATTTCCCTGCTGATGAAATCAGCGCCTTTGCTGAAAAAGCAAAGCGCGCAACATTCATTACTGCCCACTATTTAGAAACGCTTGATTTGGTTCGGGACGGGAATGACGTTGTTTACTGCGATCCGCCTTATCTGACTGATAGCGATAATTTCACCGCTTACCATGAGCGTGGTTTTTCGCATATGGATCAGGGGCGGCTGGTGCGTAAGCTGCGGCGCCTGGCTGAACGTGGAATTCAGGTAGTCGCGTCAAACAGCGATCTGGAAATGGTGCATTACCTTTACGCAGGGTTTGAAGCCTTAAAGGTTAATGCGCCGCGTAGCGTTGGTGCGGCAGCTGCAAGCCCGAAAATGGCAGCAGAGTTAATCCTCAAATCACCAGCCAGAACGAATCGGATGGCTTTGCGAGGTGCTCAATGAAAATGAGCGTCGATAGTCGTTGTTTCGATTCTTCAGCCACCAATATTGTTAGTGTTTCAGGCGGCAAAGATAGCCTTGCTCAATGGCTTCTCGCTGTTGAGGCCGGAGTAAACTTTTCTGTGGTGTTTGCTGATACCGGGCATGAACATCCACAAACAATAGAATACCTGGATTACCTTGAAAAAAAACTGGGGCCAGTTAAGAGGGTCAGGGCCGATTTCACTCGACGCATTGCAGGTAAAAGGGAATATATTGCCAAACACTGGCCTGTTTCTTTAGTTGATGAATGTGGATTAACTCAGGCCATCGCTGACGCGCGGGTTAAGGAGGCGCTGGATTTACTCCATCCAACAGGTATTCCTTTTCTTGACCTTTGCATGTGGAAAGGTCGTTTCCCTTCAACAAGAGTACGTTTTTGCACTTTTGAATTGAAACATGAGCCAGTTAAATGCCAGGTTGTTACGCCTGCACTCGATGAATATGACGAAGTAATCAGTTGGCAGGGCGTTAGGGCCCAAGAGTCATCTGATCGTGCGTTATTACCTGTCTGGGAAGAAGATGCAGACAAAACTCCAGGTTTACATGTTTACAGACCAATCCATTCGTGGAGTCACGAGGAAGTTTTTGCGTTTGCACGTCGCCACGGCATAAAACCTAACCCGCTGTACCAACAAGGATGTACCCGTGTGGGCTGTATGCCATGCATTCATGCGCGCAAGTCTGAGTTAGCAGAGATTTTCCAGCGCTGGCCGGAAGAAGTTAAACGTGTGGCTGCATGGGAAAAGCTTGTTGCAGCCTGTTCCCGGCGCGGAAATTCCACATTCTTCCCGTCAACACTTGATCCGAAGCGAGCAGAAAGGCGGATTGAAGTAATTACTGTTGATGGATATGGGATTGAAAGCTACCGCGACTGGGCAATGACAACACGTGGGGGCAGTCAGTTTGATTTGCTTGCTGCTACAAATGACCTTGCGGTGTGCAGTAGTGTTTACGCGGGCGTTTGCGAATGACAGAAACTGTATTCGCACCACAACATCATGCCGTCGATGCCTGGCGGCGTGAAACCTTCGCGCCAGGTACACCGGCAGACGTGACAATCACGGAGCGCCGCCTGTGGGCTGTAAACCCGCAGGATCATAAATGGCGTGCTCAATACCTGCATGAAATACCCGACTGGTTAGCCGGGTATTTTGGCCGTCGCTACGAAAAGCTTTTTACTGGCCCTGGCGGGCGTCGCCGTGCCAATACATTCCTGCGTCAGACTATTGGAGGGAATGTATTGCCACGTCTGCGCAAAGTGGCTGCTCGTTATAAGCTGGCCGCTGATGCAATAGACCTTCCTTTTGGCAAGTCGCTGGAACGCCTGCCGTCACTTGACCGCCCGGAACTTAAAAAACTGGCTGGCCAGATATCTGGCTGGATCTCCCAGTCGCTGTATGACTTCACCGAACGGTTTGATTCCGGCACTGACGACGCTAAAGAGCTGCACCGCCGAACGATGGAGTCTTATCGCTATCTTTGTGCGTGCAGTCTGATGCTGAATAATCAGCCGCCATACTGGGCAGAACATGAAGCCAATGCCGGGCAACTGGAAACACGTAAGGCTGAATCCGGCATTCTTCGCATGATGGCACCTGAATGGTGGTATCTGCGCCTGAAGCGAGCGCGTGACATACAGCGTGAGCATATGGCCATAGCCGTGGGGCAGGTGCAGAAAGCGGCCAGCGCTTATGTATCCCGTAAAACCCTGGGAGAATGGATAGAACAGAAAAAGCGAAATCTGGAGTTCTTTAAAAAGTTTGATCTGCTGAATGATGAAGGGCTGCGCATTGCACTGGACAGCATGGTACACCGCAGCGTTGCAAATCCGGCGATCCGTCGTTGTGAGCTAATGGTAAGAATGCGAGGATTTGAAGATATGGCCAATGAAGAAGGGCTGGCCGGTGAGTTTTACACTATCACTGCGCCATCTCGTTTCCATGCGGTGCACAGTAAAGGGGGCTTTGTATCGCAATGGGATGGAAGTACGCCGCAGGATACCCAGCGCTATTTATGTGGCGTATGGGCAAAAGCCCGCGCCGCGATCTCGCGTGCGGGTATCCATGTATTTGGATTCAGGGTTGTCGAACCTCACCATGACGGGACACCACACTGGCATATGTTGCTGTTCATGCGCCCGCAGGATGTGGACACGGTGCGCGATATTCTTTGCTATCACGCCAGAATTACCGACTCCGAAGAACTGCAAACGCCAAATGCGTTAAAGGCACGTTTCCATGTTGAAGCTATCGATCCAGCTAAAGGGTCAGCGACGGGCTACATCGCCAAATACATTTCCAAAAACATTGATGGATTTGCGCTGGATGGCGAGCAGGACGAAGAAACCGGAGAAAACCTGCGGGATATGGCTAAATCCGTTTCTGCATGGGCTTCACGCTGGCGCATTCGCCAGTTTCAGCAGATTGGCGGTGCGCCGGTGACAGTCTGGCGTGAGCTTCGTCGGTTGCGGGATCAGGTGCTGACCGATCGCAGAATGGATGCGGTTCTGGCTGCTGCTGATGTCGGGGACTGGGCTGCATATACCCAGGCGCAGGGCGGCGCACTGGTTGCCCGCCGTGATCTGGTTGTTCGTCTGGCCTATGAAATTACGGAGCAGGGCAACGAGTACGCAGAGGACGTGCAGCGCGTACAGGGCGTGTATTCCCCTTTAGTTCCTGATTCAGAAGTCTGCACCCGTCTGGTTAAGTGGCAGAAGGTCGCGAAGTTGGCCGAAGCGCCAGCGGAGGCGGGTTTTTCTGGCGGCAGCGCCGCCCCTTGGAGTTCTGTCAATAACTGTACGGAGGGTGGAACCCGCAGACGGTTAAAACTGGAATTAAGAAGCCGGGGGTTCGATGGTTCTGATGAAGAAATAGACATACTGAAACGAGGGGGAGGGCTTCGTTTCGGTCAGTCAGCACTCATTTACCGGAACGGACGACTACAAGAGAAGCAAAACGAGCCAATGCAGGAGCTTTGGCCGGGATGGTTATGACGCTGTAACTCTGTGAAACATATCTATTTGTCACCTGGTTAACAGAAAAATATGTTTCACAATTAGTGCTTAAAGGTGTACTGTATGTTTATACAGTTATTGTTTGTATGGGAGGGTAAATGGATATTCTGGAGGCGTCGGCACAGCTGGAACGCATTGAGTTGTTGGCCAAGATTGCCCATATTTACGAAAGTAACCAAAGAGAGAAAACGATAGCTTTGTATTGGATTGGAGAGATTGCAGGAGAAATGCGGGAAAAGGTTAGTAAGGCGATGAAAAGCCCCCAAAAAGGGGGATTGTCAGGCAGCGGGAGTCGCTTTCAGTAAGTCTAATGCCATCTGACGCTGATCGGGTGAAAGGGCATTCAGTATTTTTTGTACCATAGCATCACCTGTTTTAGCGCTTGGGCTGAGAGTGTGGGAGAACGTCAGATTCATGACAAACGTGTGGCCACACTCAACATCTGAACAGGCGCAGTAAATATCGGCAATCTGCCGGTGTTTCCGGTTCGTTTTACGAATAACAGCTTTTGAGCCGCATTCCGGGCATTCGATTTTCAGAACTCGCATATTCCATGCTCCAGCTGTTAAATGATGCCTGGATTTTAGCCTTTTTTGCCTCATACCGCACCTTTATCCGTTGATTCTGTGTAACTTAAATCAAAGTTCAGGTGCAGGTTTTCCGGTATTTCTGGATCATTGTTTACGGCCATCATAAACCGGCGCTGAACAGGGGCGACTTCGCTTTTTTTATAAATCCGTTCGGCCTTTTCTACGTCACCCAGTCCGGCAGTATTTTGCGGGACAATGCCGGCAAGCCCGGCAGGAAAACGGTGCGCGTTCAGAATGTCCTGGGCACTGATATTCTTGATGTTGGCAAATTCATCCTTAGCGGAAATATCCCCCATTTCAATGAATTTGATGGCGTCACCGTCTCCGCCGGGAATGTTTACCAGGATGGTGGAGAAGTTGCCGATCCCTTTGCTGTCACGCAGCTGCTGTTCAATTTCCTCTTCCATTTCATCCGTCATGCTGGGATCGCGCGTGTAGAGAATGCCGCCAGTGTGGGCGCCATTGTGGTAGTAACGGCGACGGAAAATGACCGCTTCACTGTTGAGTAATGCAGAATGTACGCCGCCGATGTAGTCCGGCAGTCCGTAAATATGCTGTTGCGGGTCATACATTTTGATGAAGATAATATCTTCTTCAGGCCATATCTGCGGTTCGCCTTCCTGTAGCACCACGTAATCACCAGGTTGATCAGTTGCGTTGTTCCTGTCTTTCCTGCGTCGGATATAGAGGCCGGGTAAGGGTTCCAGTCCGATCACGTCTCCCCATCCGTTACGAATTTTTCCAAGCGCAATATCCCCAAATGTGATGTAGTCAAAAGCTGCGGCTTCCAGCTGGTCGTAAGTCAGGCCGCCAGACAGGTAATCAGACACAATCATGTTTTTACGGGCGTGGATGATACCGCCATGTTGACCGTTAAGGTTAATCAGCTGTGCCAGTGCCAGCCGGTCAATTGGCTGAGTAAAATGATCGGCGGCATTGTCGTACCAGATATCCCGGTAGTCGGTGCCAGTGGTCAGAACAGGTTCCGGTTTGCCGAACGTAATGATGCTCATTTTTTTTGACTTATCGCCGCGCTGGTCGCGCTTAACGAAGTGTTTCTTTTTACTCATGCTGCCTTGTTCCTTAAATTCCAGCGTGATTTAGGTTTATTTTCATAGTTCAGAGGTTCGTTATGCAGGGCGTGGGTTATCGCCCAGAACGCTTCGGCGTGTCCTGTGTCCTGGCTGCGGTCTGCAACAAAGGTCATGGCATTGCCGCTTTGTGTGGTTGTGCGGCGTACGGACATAAAGCTGGCCGGGATCTCTTTCAGGTTTTTGTCCCATTCAATTCGCTGACTTTCGACCACGTCAGCCGCCTTCAGTACCAGCTTATTTTTCGTGTTCAGGTCGTAACGAATGGCGACGGCCACACGCATGGCAAAATGCTGAATGTTGTCAAAAATGCCCTGGCCAATACCGGTAACGTCCACGCCCAGATAGGTGAAGTTGTATTTTTTAAACAGCTGCTCGATCTGCTTTGCCTGGTACCGGAAGTTCATTCCTTTCCAGTAAATCACCTTCAGAACGCGGAATTTCTCCACGGCGAACATCGGCGGCGCCACAATCACAAAACAGGACAAATCCCCGCTGCGAGCCGGATCAAAGCCGCCCCATACTGGCCTGTCACCAAATGGCCGGGCGGCGTCCGGGTTATGATCCTGCCAGGTATCCACTTCCACGCCGCAGGCTTCCAGGTCGGAAAAGCTGAAAACGGAATCTTTACTGTCCACGAACACGCACATATAGAGCATGTTGAAAGTGGCTGTGTTGTAGCGGTTGCGCAGCTTGTCGATGTTGGCCAGATTGAAGCCGCCCGCAATAGCATCCTCCATAGTAATGACGTAGCGCCACTGGCCATCCGGACAAACCCGCCCGCCGTCGCGCAATTCATCAAAGGTCGGAAACTTAATGGCAGTACGTTTTTTACTGCCCCGTTTCCATTCATCGCCTGTCCAGAACGGGTACGCCTGGTGAGTTTTAGCTGACGGTGTTGAAAAGTAGGTGGTACGCCACTTGTCATGTGTGGCCATTGCACTGGCCACTTCATTAAGTTTTGTGAAATTTGGAACCCAGAAATATTCATCACAGTACAGGTGGCCGCTGTAGGACTGGGCGGTGTTCTTGTTGGTGGACAGGAAGCGCAGCTCCGCGCCGTTGGACAAGCGGATGGGGTTGCCGGTCAGCGTGATGCCAAAATACTGCTCTGCAATGTTGACGATGTAAGACCGGAAGTATTCCGCCTGAACTTTGGAGGCAGACAGGAAGATTTGCGGATCGCCTGTCATGACCGCGTTTTCAAAGGCTTCAAATGCAAAATACCAGGTCGCACCAATCTGGCGGCTTTTGAGGATGTTTCTGACCAGTTGGCCAATGTTCCGGCGCAGGTGTTTCTGGTATTCAAACAGGTGCTCATCAGCCCAGGAGTCAAAATCCTCCTGCGTCAGCGAGGAAATATCGTTTTTCTTGTATTTCCGTTTGCGGCGGGGTTCGTCGTCATTGCTGTCCCGCGCATCTGCCTGCCCGGAATTCTGACCGCTGGCCATCTTTTCTTTATGCTTATTGCTTTGCGCACGTAGCTTTGTGGCGTGAGCAATGAGCATGTCCATTTCTTTCAGGTCGAGATCGGTTTTGTTATCCCGGCTGGCCAGTAGCTGGTAGCGGCGTTCGATAGCCTCTTCAGTGCTTTCAAAACTGAGCAAATCAGCCCAGCTGTATTTTTCAGCCCAGTAGTAAACTATCCGCGCATTCGGCAGATTTAATTCAGATGCAATTTCTTTTGGCGTATAGCGGCGCAGATAAAGTGCGCGGACAACGCCTTTTAATTCTTCAGAGTATTTAGCCATGCGGTAATTATGCCGTGGCTGTAATAAAAAAACGGTGGTGATAATTCGTCTGCATTCGGTAAAGCGTTATATCCGAACTGTTCAGAATAAAACGTAATGCAGCAATGGTTTTATTTGGCAATAATTGATTTGCAGCGTCAGGAAGTGGAACAGGGGGGATATGTCACATTTAAAAACTGACTGGCTGTGTGTTGCTACTGAAGGAGATACCGTTGACGGCAGGATAATTAAACGCCAGTGGATTATCGATATGGGGGAAACCTATGACTATAACCACTATGTCGCTTTAATCTGGCCAGAGCATGAGGACGATTACGGCAATTTTGGCGAAGTTCTGGAGGCCACATGGAATGATGGTGAAGATGGACTGGCGCGGTTGTATGTCAGTTTATGCCCGAATATACGTCTGATTTTCGCCAATCATGAAGATCAGCTTTTGTTCTTCTCCATTGAGCCGGAAGAAAACTGGCGTGGTAGCGGACGGACTTACCTGAAAGGACTGGCAGTAACAGACACGCCAGCCAGTGTTGGCACCACACGGCTGCGCTTTAGCAGTCGGCGCAAAAAATTATCTAAGCAGGGTTATTACGGCTGTGTAATTTCCCGTGATGGAAAAATAAAACAGGAAGAAAGAATGAAGAACTGGCAAAAATTGTTTGGTATTAAACCGAAGTTTGAAGATGAAACGCCGCCAGATGATACCACGCAGGGTGATGATAAGTTACAGGCACTGGCAAACGCGGTAAACGAACTGGAAGGCCGTGTGGCCAAAATTGAAAATCAACTGAATGATGTTCAGGGTGATGTGGATACTATTGCGGAAGTGGTGGATACAGAAGAATTTGCCGCCATTCGTGATAATGCAAAAGATATCGTTAAGCGTTTTAACGATTTGGGAAATAAATCAGTCCGTACACCAGGCCGCAAAATTTCAGAGAAAGCCGGAAAGTTTAATTTCCTGTAATTCACTTTAACGCTGATTAGTTTCAAATATTTTTATTATCGCTTAATCGCGAGGGAGTTTTATGCACCTTAATAACCGTGCGCGGGAATTACTGGACGGATATTCGGCGGGCATGGCGCAGCAGTTTGGGGCGCGTGATGCCAGCCGTTATTTTTCCCTGAATAACCCGCAGGAAAATGCGCTGCGTCTTGCGCTGCTGGAATCCGTCGAATTCCTGGACATGCTTACCTGTCTGGATGTTGATCAGCTGAGTGGCCAGGTGATTTCCGTTGGTTCTTCCGTATTACACACAGGACGTAGTGAAAGTGGCCGTTTTATTCGCCAGGTTGGTGTGGACGGAAACGACTATTCACTGGTTGAAACAGACAGCTGCGCCGCGTTGCGCTGGGATCTGCTTTCGGTCTGGGCAAACGCCGGTAAGGATGAAAACGAGTTTTATAACCTTGTCCAGGCATTTACCACACAGGCTTTTGCACTGGATATGTTGCGTATTGGCTTTAACGGTAAGAGCCGCGCAAAAACCACTGATCCCGAAGCTAACCCGAACGGTGAAGATGTGAACATCGGCTGGCATGAGCGCATGAAAACGCTGCTGGGCGGCAATCAGATTATGACCGATCCGGTGGTGCTGGACGCAGCCGGGGATTACAAATCACTGGATGCAATGGCGTCAGACCTGATTAACGCCAAAATTCCGGCGCAGTTCCGCAATGACCCGCGTCTGGTGGTTCTGGTGGGGGCTGATCTGGTTGCTGCTGAACAGTATCGCCTGTATCAGGCCGCAGACCGTCCGACTGAAAAAATCGCAGCGCAGTTGCTGGGGAATACCATTGCTGGCCGTCCGGCCATTATCCCGCCTTTTATGCCGGGAAAACGCATGGTGGTGACGCCGCTGAAAAATCTGCACATCTATACCCAGCGCAATACCCGTATGCGTAAGGCGGAGTTTGTGGAAGACCGTAAGCAGTTCGAAAACAAATACTTGCGCAATGAAGGATATGCGGTGGAAGTGCCGGAACTGTATGCGGCCATTGATGAATCCGCCGTAACTATCGGCAAGGTTTCCGAACCAGCGGAGGGCTGATAAATGGCACTTTCTCCCGCGCAACGTCACAGCCAGCGCATTGCGATGGAACAAAAGCTGAAGCGAAGCCAGGCGCTGGAAACCACGGAAAGTATGCACCTTCTGGTCAAAGCGCTGGAAACGGATGTGGGGCACGTACGCAGCCTGCCGACAATCGCGGATCGCATTGAGTTTAAAAGGGATGTGTTGCTGCCGCGCTGGGTACCGACTGTTGAAGCGTATCTGGAAAGCAAGCAGGTGTACGCCAATCCGGTATTTGCCTGGTGTGTTATCTGGCTGTTTGACGTGGGCGAGCTGGATCAGGCGCTGGAATGGGCTGATATCGCAATCAGTCAGCAACAGGCCACACCGGATCAGTTACGCAGCAATTTTCCCACGTTTGTGGCCGATACGATGCTGGCATGGGCGCAGGAAAGCGCCGGGCGCGGAGAAAGTATTGAGCCGTATTTCTCCCGTACGTTTGAACGTGTGGCAGGGGTATGGCGACTGCATGAGCAGGTAACAGCCAAGTGGTACAAATTTGCGGGGCTGGAGCTGCTGCGCAATGAGGATGGCCAGCAAACTGCTGCGGGTGTGGATGATATTGAAACGCTGGAAAAAGCCGATCATTTGCTGGCCATCGCAGAAAAACACTACTCAAAAATTGGCGTCAGAACAGCGCGGCAGACCATTGCCGCACGTGTCCGAAAACTGACGCAGGGGTAAAGACTACCGTACGCCAGGCGGACGCGGTGGAGGGCAAAACACCTTGTGTGTCATTGCGCCGTGGAAACCGGTCAGTCCGCCTTTTTCGGGGGATTTATGTTTAGTGGAAAACCGCTGGATTATCAGGACGAGCCGCTGGCCAATAACGGTTTCTGGCCGGATCTGAATCTGAAGGATTTTCAGGTGCAGCGGTCACTACCGCCAGATATTGACGCTGACACCATCAGCCAGGCGCTGCTTGCCGCTGTCGCGGAGGTGAATGCCGAGCTGGAAAACGTGGAGGCCAGCTGGAAAGCGAAAGGCCATACGCTGGCGGCAGATGTGCCGGGTGTAAAGATGGGCGGACTTAACAGCCTGTGCGCCCAGTACATGAAAGCCGTTTTTGCCAGGGCAAAAGCGGATCTATTGGGTGAGTTCGCCACTATCGGACGGCGTGATACCCATCCGGGGCAGGAAAGCCAGGAGACACGGGCCGGGTTACTGGCTGAGGCGTCCGTGGTGATCCGTCGCATGAAGGGGCTTAAACGGGCAACGGTGAAAAAAGTATGAGCCAGACGCAGATCCAAAGCCTGACCGCTTTTTTTCAGGAGAACGTTCCGCCGCGGGCGATGCAGTCATTTGACAGCGTACTGGATGAAATGAAGTTCATCCCCGCCGCGAAGGATTACGGGCTGGGGCAATATCGCCAGGCGGTTATTCGGTATGACGCAGTTCTGAGCTGGGCGCGTTTTCCCTATCGCCTGTGTCCGCCGCAGTTACTTATGTCCTTACTGGCGGCGTGGCTGGATGATGCAGACAGAGACCTGCTGGATGAAGTCGGGCTGAGTGAAGCCGAACCTGACTGGGATGTGTCGGTGGAAGATGAGGAAACCGCCACTGTGGTGCTGACCGTTCCGATGGTGGAAGAACTGGTGATCAGGCAGGACGAAAACGGGGCTATTCCGTGGCGTGGTGAACGCTGGTCACTGGCAGATCCTGAAATCTGGACGGCGTTAACTGCCAGCATTTTCAGTGTGGATGAAACCGGGGCGCCGGTGAGCGGGGAAATATGATAGCCGGTGGCGAGCTGAATAAAAAACAGCTGACTGAATTACGTAAGGCACTGGCCAGTATGGAGTTACCACCGCAGAAGCGCCAGCGGCTGATCTGGCGTCTGGCGAAATATGGCGTGATTGCTGCTGCAAAAAGACATGTTCGTAACCAGGAATCCCCGGACGGCCAGAAATGGCCGGGACGTAAGACAAAACGCAAAGGGAAGATGCTGCGTAACCTGCCAAAGCTGCTTCATATCCGCGAAATGCCTGAGATTCAGGCCGTACGGATCTATTTGCAGGGCGGCGGGTACCGGAACGGGGAAACGCCGGTTCCGGCAGGAACCGTAGGTTATGCGCAACAAAACGGAATGCGGGTAAAGGTCAGCCGCAGCAGTCAGCCACGTAAGGCGGACGCCGGAAAAATGGCGACACCTGCCCAGGCTAAAAAACTGCGTGCGCTGGGGTATCGGGTGAGAACCGGAAAACGCTGGAAAAAGCCCACACTGGGCGATATCACGCGGACGATGCCATACAGCCAGGCCGGATTACTGATTCGAAAGCTGAGTGGTAAAGCAGTGAAAAACAGCTGGACAGTGGATCTTCCTGCCCGCGTATTTCTGGGCATGAATGACGATGAATTTGATAAAGCGCTGGCGCGTCAGTTTCAGGCTATAGGCTTTGGCTGGAATGTAAAGGCGCAGGATATTAAGGGGAAAACATGACCTGGCCAACCGTGACCGTTAACCAGGTAAACCAGTTACTGGGTGAAACCAACGAGGTGGAGCGCACGTTGCTGTTTATCGGTACGGGTACCAAAAATGTGGGTAAAACGCTGGCTGTTAATGCACAGAGTGACTTTAACGCACTACTGGGCGAGGGGAACAGCCCGTTAAAAAGCGATGTACTGGCGGCAATGGCGAACGCTGGCCAGAACTGGTGGGGATTTGTTCATGTACTGGCCGCAGACAGTGAGCCGGGCGCGTGGGTGGATGCCGTCAAAGCTGCACAGGTTTCCTGCTCAGTGGAAGGCGTGGTGCTGTCGGATGATGTGGCGGCAAAAGAACAGATTAACCAGGCGGCAACGCTGAGATCTGAACTGATTGCGCAATACGGGCGCTGGGTGTGGTTCATCCTGGCGGTTCAGGGAATGCAGGAGGATGAAGCCCAGGCGGATTATCTGAAACGTCTGTCCACCCTTCAGCAGGGTATTGCAGAGAAAGCGGTTCAGCTGGTTCCGCGTCTGTGGGGGAATGAACCGGGCGTGCTGGCCGGTCGCCTGTGTAACCGGGCGGTGACGGTTGCTGACAGTCCGGCGAGGGTGAAAACCGGGGCGTTGCTTAATCTGGGCAGCGATGAACTGCCGGAAGATGGCACCGGGAAAACACTGGAGCTGGCCACCCTTAAAGCGCTGGAAGCGCAGCGCTACAGCGTGCCGATGTGGTATCCGGATTATGACGGCTTTTACTGGGCTGACGGACGTACGCTGGATGTGGAAGGGGGTGATTATCAGTCCATTGAGACGCTACGTATTGTGGACAAGGCCGCCCGTCGTGTCCGCCTGCTGGCTATCGGTAAAATTGCCGATCGTTCGCTGAACAGTACGCCGGGCAGCATCGCGGCACACCAGACGTTGTTTGCCCGCCCACTGCGCGAAATGTCCACGGCGGCCAACATTAACGGTGTGTCGTTTCCGGGAGAGGTGAAGCCGCCGCAGGATGGAGATGTCTCTATTGTCTGGAAGAGCAAGAAGGCGGTGGATATTTACATTGTGGTACGCACGTATGAAGTGCCGCTGCAAATCACTATCAGCCTGTTACTGGATGCCAGTCTGGAGGCCGCAGCATGACCAAACGTATTTCAGGCATGTCATTTGATGCCTACATCGATGGTGAACTGATCCATATAGAAAAAATTTCGCTGGATATCACGGATAACAGCGCCGCCGCCCAGACACGTGGTGTGCCGGACGGCCATGTTGATGGTGATGTGGCCGCAGAGGGAGAAATTGAAGTCAGTTCTAAAGTGCTTCAGGTACTGACAGCCAAAGCCCGCGCCGCAGGTTCGTGGCGAGGTATTGAACCGCTGGATTTTCTTTTCTACGCCAAAGCTGGCAGTGAAGAAGTGAAGGTCGAGACGTTCGGCAATAAATTGCAGTTAAGCAATCTGCTGGATATTGATCCAAAAGGCGGCAGCGTATCCACGCACAAAATTAAATACTTCGTGACCAGTCCGAAGTTCGTCAACATCAACGGGGTTCCGTATCTGGAAGCGGAAGCTACGGAAAATCTGATCGGGTAAGGAAAAGGGATGCAGGACTACGAAAAAGGGTTTATTGCGCTGGCAATTATGGGGGCGCTGATTGCCCTGGGCAAGATGCTGAACAGTGACGAGCCGATCACGGCACGTCTGGTTCTGGGGCGTGTCATTGTGGGCAGCGCGTTATCAGTAGCGGCAGGGGTGGCGCTTTACTTCGTACCGGATATCCATCCGCTTGCGCTTGCCGGCATTGGTTCAGCGTTGGGGATTCTTGGCCTTAATGGTGTTGAAGCTTGGCTACGTAAGAAAGGGATCGGTTTTCTGGGGAAAGGGGCTGACAAATGACACTGAGTGAAAAACAGCAGCTGTTTACCGTTATGGTGGCAAATCTGATCCACTGGGCAGAAGAACACGGCTACCGGCTGACGTTCGGGGAGGCGTACCGCACGCCGGAACAGGCGGCGCTGAACGCGAAAAAGGGCAGCGGTATTACCAACAGTCTGCATACACGGCGTCTGGCAGTGGATTTTAACCTGTTTGTTAACGGCCAGTACCAGACCAGGACAGAGGATTACCTGCCGCTGGGCGAATACTGGGAGTCACTGGGCGGCAGCTGGGGCGGGCGCTTCAAATCCAGGCCGGATGGTAATCATTTCAGTCTGGAACATGATGGGGTTCGCTGATGGATCGTGTGGTGGCGGGCTGGCTTATAACGGTTGTTCTGGCCTTCTGGGCAGGCTGGAAGGCGGCTAACTGGCAGCGTGACAGTATCGATCTGGCCATCAGCCGGTCAGCCAGCGCTACCGGGGAAACGCTGGCGAGCATGGCCAGTGAATCCGGGCGAAAACTGGAAGAACAACTGGAGGCTTTGAAAAATGCACCGCCGCGTGAAATTCGTACGGAGGTGGTTAAGCCGGTGTTTACTAACGTGTGCCTGTCTGACGACTTTGTCCGCATGTACAACGACGCCGCCGCCAGTACCGAACGTGCGTTATCAGGAAAACCTGAAAACTAAATGCGTCACGCAGCTGCCACGCCTGAAAGGGACTACGGGTAAAGATGCTGCGGAACTGTTGAATGCGTATCTTGAAATTTATGGTCAGTGCGCAGCACGCCATAATCAGTTAATAGATGAAATTAATCGTAGAGAGAGTCTTTTATATGGAAAAAATTAAACTGTGTGTCTGTGGGACTGATATTATTTTTGAACCAAATCAGACCGCCTATAATAAGTTTATTAATGAAATGGCAATGGACAATAAAGTGGCGCCTGCGCATAACTACCTGATGCGTATTGTCGCAACGGAAAGCAAGGAAGCTTTAGCTGAAATATTAAAACGTCCGGGCGCTGCGCTTCAGCTTGTCAGTAAGGTTAATGATATTTACGCCCCTGAACTGGAAATTGAAGTAAAAAACTGACAAAGCGAGTCCGGGCAATTGAACAGAACGGACTCGAACAATATTTAATACTTCGCCGTCATTATTTACCACATGGTCAGGATTCCGTTGACGATATTGCTGCGGCTATCTGGCTGGATAACCGTCACTGGGAATATACAGGAATTGCTGTGGCCAATGGTGTGGCTAAAGCATTTAAAGGCACAGAATGAAACAGTTAGATTTTACATTAAGCCTGATTGATAAGTTGTCCCGCCCGTTAAAACAGGCACAGAGCAGCGTCACCGGCTTTGCGGAAAAATCAAAAGCGGCCTTTATGCAGATTGGCGGTGGTGTGCTGGCTTTAGCGGGTACAGGAATGGCCATACGGGGTGCGTTATCACCGGCAATTGAAATGTATGATGCGCTGAATGATGCAGCATCAAAAGGGATTGATGATCAGGCATTAAAAGCCGTACAGCGGGATGCGCTGCGCTTCAGTACAACTTATGGCGCCAGTGCGGTGGAATTTGTTCAGTCCACTGAAAGTATTAATTCCGCCATTGCCGGGCTGACCGGTAATGAACTGCCGAAAGTGACAAAAGTTGCTAATACCCTGGCGTTTGCCCTGAAATCCACCGCCGCAGAAACGGCGGAATTTATGGGGCAGATGTTTGGTAATTTTTCCGCCGATGCGGAGCGTCTGGGCAAGGTTCAGTTCGCTGAACAGCTGGCCGGAAAAATGGTGTATATGCGTAAAACGTTCGGTACTGAAATGGCGACGATTAAGGATTTGATGGAAGGTGCGCGCGGTGTGGGGACTAACTACGGTGTCGGACTGGATGAACAGCTGGCGGTACTGGGGCAACTGAACCGCACGCTGGGAACGGAAGCCAGCAGCGCCTATGAAGGCTTTATGACGGGGGCAGTTGAGGGGGCGAAAAAACTGGGGCTGTCCTTCACTGACGCTACCGGCAAAATGCTGTCCATGCCTGAGATGCTGATTAAATTGCAGGGCAAATACGGCAAGAGCCTGGAAGGGAATCTGAAAGCCCAGGCGGAACTGGATGCGGCATTCGGTGACAGTTCGGCTGTGGTCAAACACCTTTACGGTAATGTGGCGCTTCTTCAGAGGAACATCACCGAACTGGGTGGATCTGACGGTCTGAAACGTACGCAGGAGATGGCCAGTAAACTGGTGAAACCGTGGGATCGGTTTGTACAAATCCTGAAAGCTATTCAGACCGTAATAGGGCTGACACTAATTCCGGTATTGTATCCGGTGCTGAATCGTCTGGCGGATATGGGACAGACATTTGCCAGATGGATGCAGCTATTTCCCAACATTGCCCGTGTTATCGGCTATGCCGCTATGGCGTTGCTGGGGTTTGCGGCAGTGGGCGCGGTTGCCAATATTGTGATGGGCGCTTCTAAGTTCATCATGGCAGGTTTACGCGGGATCTGGGTTGCCATGACCGCCGTCACGAAAGCATATACGGCAACGGTATGGCTGGCACAAATTGCTGTTATCGCCTGGAATGCGACGCTTAAATTTTTGCGCGGAGCGTTGTTGGCCGTTCGTATGGCGGCAATCATGGCCGGAATCGGTATTAATCTTATGAGCTGGCCGGTCTTGCTTGTGATCGGGGCGATAGCGTTGCTTGCGGCGGGTTGCTGGTTGCTGATTCAGCACTGGGATACGGTGAAAGCAGCTGTTATGGAAACATCCGCGTTTCAGGCATGTGCCAGGGTGGTGGCGTGGCTGGCCGGGGTGTTTTCCACAGCATGGCAATTTATCAGTGAAGGCTGGAACAGTTTTATTGCGCTATTAACAGGGTTTTCACCCTCACAGGCATTAAGTGGACTGGCGTCGGGTATTGTATCCATGTTTGATAATGTCTGGCAGTCCGTTAAAGGTGGTTTTCTGAAATCGTGGAACTGGATTGTTGAGAAGCTGAATAAAATACCCGGCGTTGATATCTCAATGGCTAATGAAACCTCTTCGCCACCATTAACAGTAAATAATTTATCTACAGGTGGCGAGCTAAAAGGAATTGATAAAGGTGGTATCAGTAAATCTGTCAGTAATAACTCAAGGTCTGTGACGGATAACAGCCGGAAAATTAATACTGTCAATATCTATCCAAAAGAAATGATAACGCCGGGGCAGTTAATGGAGTTTCAGGAGCTGGGCGTATGAATGAAATCCTGTATGTTGATTTATTAATTCAGGGAAATGACTTTGTCCTGAATACCGGTAATGAACCTGAATTATGTAATAACCGTAAAAGTATCGGGCAGGACATTATTCATTCCATTATTGAAAGCGGTCTGGCGACGGAATTAATTGCCGAGAGAAGCCCGACCATGCGGGCAGATATTTTTACCCGTATGGAATTACTGATTGAGGATGATGAACGTATCGTTCCGGGAACAGTGGAAATCGGTGAAGAAAGCCGGACACGGTTGTGGATCACGGCCAGCACTTATGACTTCGGCGGAATATCGGTACAGGTGGATTTATGACGGAAAAGCCACAGGTTGACTTTGAAGAGGTGGTGAAAGCCAGCGGTATGCCGGTGACGGAAGAAGAGATTCGCGATCGCTTTAATGCCATTGCGACGGAGGAGGGAATTATCACGAATACTTCCCGTATGTCTCCGTTCTGGCGACTGGTCACGGCCATTGTAACCGCGCCGGTGATGTGGCTGAAGGAGGTTTTGGTCTCCACCGTACTGGCCAATATGTTTGTGGCCACGGCCAGTGGAAGCATGTTACGGCTGCTGGCATGGGCGGTGAATATCACGCCGAAGCCCGCCAGCGCTGCACAGGGCGTTATCCGTTTTTACAAGGAAGACGCCAGCGCCGTAGTGACGGTGAAGGCCGGAACGGTGATACAGACAGAACGTATTAACGGCAGGGTGTATGAACTGGCCATCACGGAAGATGTGGTGATTGCCTCCGGTACCGCCAGCGCACTGCTGCCGGTAAAGGCAACGGGAACGGGCGGCGCATATAACCTTGCGCCGGGATATTACCGCATTCTGCCGGTGGCCGTGGACGGCATCAGCCATGTGGCCAGTGAAGAAAACTGGCTGACCGTACCGGGCGCGGATGAGGAAAGCGATGATGAACTGCGTGAGCGTTGCCGTAACCAGTTTAACCTGGTGGGCAACTACCATACGGACGCGGTGTACCGGTCGATGATAGCCGGTGTTGCCGGACTGAGCATTGACCGGATTTTCTTTGAGCACGAAGCACCGAGGGGGCCGGGGACAGCCAACGCCTATTTATTGCTGGACAGCGGCGTGGCTTCTGCGCCGTTTGTGGATGCCGTGAATGACTATATCAACACGCAGGGGCATCACGGCCACGGGGACGATATGCAGTGTTATGCCATGCCGGAAACCCTGCACGATCTGGCGGTCACTGTCTGGGTCAGGAACCTGAACAACATCAGTGATGATGAACAGAAGCGCCTGAAGGACGGTATTGAAAACCTGATCCGGTGCGCCTTCCGGGAAAATACGGACTATGACGTCAGAAGGACGTGGCCGTATTCACGGTTCTCCTTCTCGCAGCTGGGGCGCGAAATCCATAAAAATTTTCCGGTAACGGAATCGCTGAATTTTTCGCTGGATGACATTGCCAGTGAGCTGAATGTGCCGCGCCTGAAATCGCTTGTGGTGAGTATTGAGAATGAATGAGTTCATGAAAAAACTGGCCGGAATGGTACTTCCCTCCTGGATGGACAGGGGCGAGCCGCGAAAACTTCTGCAAACGGCGCGTCGGTTCTGGGCGGAAGTGTACGGCTGGGTGACGTGGCCACTGAACCAGTTTGATCCGCTGACCTGTACACCGGCGTTACTTAACCTGCTGGCGTATGACCGGGACATTTCCCGCTTTGACGGGGAGCCGCTGGAACTGTTCCGCAGGCGTGTGGCGTATGCCTTCGTGAATGCGCGTGACGCCGGTTCTGTTGAGGGATTTATCAGTATCTTTGAGCGGCTGGGGATCGGGTACGTTGAACTGATGGAGCGCCAGCCGGGAATTGACTGGGATGTGATTCAGGTTCGCGTCACGGACAGCCAGATTGCGACTAACACGCAGCTGATGATCCAGATTATCCGGCAGTACGGGCGGACATGCCGCCGTTACCAGTTTGAAGTGATCACGTCCGAACGGCTGACTATCCGGGCGGGATGGGATCAGGGGGAATATGTGGTTTATCCGGCAGCACTGAGCGGTACGGAAACCAGCAGCGCAACGTACAGCGCAAGGTTATAAGGGGATTATATGTCACAGACAACAATCACACTGGCATTTGAACAGTGGAAAGCGCAACAGGGCACCACGGGGGAGCCTGTTCTGCTGGATGAATTTGTGTTCGCTAATGTGCCGGCACTTGACCCGGATCAGCCGGTTGACCGCAATGAAACCCTGCCACCGGCTGAACAGATTGTTCACCGGCAGGCCGTCAGCCGTAAGGGCGTGGTGAATGACAACGCTGTGGTGCATTCCGTCGTACTGGGGGCTGATGTGGGGGATTTTTCCTTTAACTGGATTGGTCTGATTAATAAGGCCAGCGGTACGCTGGCAATGATTGTTCATGCGCCATTACAGCAAAAACTTAAAACAGCTGAAGGGCAACAGGGGAACGTGCTTACACGCTCGTTTCTGATGGAATATAACGGCGCACAGGCTGAAACCGGAATTAATACGCCTGCTGAGACCTGGCAGATTGACTTTACCGCGCGTATGGCCGGAATGGACGAGCGCCAGCGCCTGGAAAATATCGACATCTTCGGGGCGGCGGCGTTTTTTGGGGACGGCTATCTGGTCGGGAAAAGCGGGAATCAGTTTTATGTGACCAAAGGTACCGGCTATGTGGCAGGTCTGCGCACAACGCTTGCAGAAAACCTGAATATTACCGTGACAACCAGGCCAGTCAAAGTCTGGCTGGATGTATGCTGGACAGGAACGCTTACCAGCGTGTGGGGTGTGCAGTCCCGTATTACGGTTGCTGACAACCTGGCGGATTATGTGCAGAACGGCGTACAGCATTATGTGTTTGCGGTGGCGGGTATTGATGAAAACGGCAATATTACGGATTTACGCCCGAAAGGGACACTGAATGAGCAGCAGGCCAGCGATGCGCTGAGAAAACATGAGCAATCCCGTAATCATCCGGACGCCACTACCAGCGCGAAGGGGTTCACTCAGTTAAGCAGCGCGACAGACAGCACCAGTGAAGAACAGGCCGCTACGCCGAAAGCAGTCAAGATTGCTATGGATAATGCCGCAGCACGACTAGCGAAAGACAGGAACGGATCGGATATTCCTGATAAACCTCTGTTTGTTCAAAATATTGGACTGGGAAATGTGCTTTTCAAAGGTGATGGCAGGTTCCTCGCGGGAACATTTGTCAGTGACGCAATTGACCGAACATCAATTGGTGCCAGGGCGGCTACAGGCTGTCAGTTTATGCGCGCACATCAGGCACCTGATGCGCCAGACCAGGTAAGTTTCTGGCAAATTATTACCCTTAGCGAGGTGGTAAGTCCGACCACTGTTGTGGATGTTCTTGCAGTCAGTGGCAATAACGTATTGTTTGGTCACGGTACAGGAGCAGGTATTACCTCATGGCGTCATGTGGCGATGCTGGAGGGGGGCGCCTTTACGGGGGGGATTTCTGCTCCAAATATGCGTGGCGATACCCTGGTTACGGTTGGGGATGGCACTGGTGGGATGGCTAAAGGTGACGTTGATGGTGCAGGTTTTAATGGTAACAATCTGAACATTAAGTCATGGAATGGTATTGGATTTCAGAACTCAGAAGACCTGGCTATCCGGGCATATATCAGCACCCGACTCGGTGTTATCGCAGCTGCTGAAAATTTGCAGGCCGGAAATGCGATATTCAACAAAAACGGCGATGTTTACGGCGATATATGGGGCACAGGCAGCGGGCCTGGCTGGTTGAGTGCGTATATTGCAGGCAGACCGTTACGACAATACATCACCATGGTCGGTGTGTACCAGAACGACAAAACAAAGCCATTTATGCTTCATGATGATGGTTCTGGTGTATTCCTTGCTACAACTGACATGCTAAGTGGGTATGTTCAGTCAATTCGATTCGGTGCCGTTGAGCATGGAAACTTATATCGTTCGCCCGGATTTGCAGACCAGTTAGGTTACGTCATTACAGGTGTTGAGAATGGAGACTCGAACGATACACCAGACCGGATCCAACGACGCTTGTTACAGCTTAAAGTGAATGGTCAGTGGTATACGGTAGGGACATAAAAATGAGACATTTTAAAAAATTCACTAAAACAACGGAATTAACCCCTGTTCAGCAGGAGTTATCAGAGAACTGCAGCGTTCAGTTTATCCACGATGAATCAGGTGTTGACTGGTATGTGCTACAGAAATTATTTCAGCCAGACACACTGAAAATACAGTATGACAAAACAGGGCTGATTATTGCTGCGGATAAAGATGCAACAAAGTTATTTCCGCTGAATTGCTCTGTTGTGGAACTCGCTGATACTGATATTCCTGATGGTTTCCAGGCTGGTAATTTTACCTATAGCAACGGCGTTATCGCACCTGTTCAGGTTGATTATGTTGCTTTAGCGACAGCAGAACGCGACCGGCGCATGGCGTCGGTCACGTCAAAAATCAATCAGCTTATGGAAGCGCAGGATGATAGTGATATTACTGATGCCGAGCTGGTCGAACTTTCCGATTTACGTGAAGTGCGTACAAAATTGCGCCGTCTGGATCTGACTGGTGCGCCAGATATTGACTGGCCGGAGGTACCGGATGTGGCGTGAAGCGCGTCTGGCTTTTACGGATTCTCTGGCTGCGCTGGATTGTTCCGTCGTTCCGGCGCATCCGTGGATTCACGGTCTGGGGCAGCAGACTGATAACGGGGCATACCTGAGTCCGGTCAATGCAATCCATTATCTGGCGGAAAGGCTGGCCGGAACGGGAGGCAATACCGATGTGGTGATCATGATGGTAACGGGACAGACCCATGAAAACTTCATGAAGGGGCTTAACAGCCTGGTGGATGTTTTCCCCGCGCCCGCATTCACCCAGGTTAGACGTCTGGCTGAGTCTGCGGCGACACTGGCTACTGAGAAAATGCAGATCCCCGCGAAAGCCGGGGCAGGACTGCCGGTTGCCATTCCGCTGTCCGTTCCGACCAGCAGGGCAGCGTTATCCGCTGCCGCTATCAGTGAGGCGCAGAAAGCGGCTGGCGCCGGATTCAGCCTGGACGGGCTGAAACAACAGCTGGGGGAATTTACGCAACTGCGTGACAGCCTGATTAATGATGTGGCCAGCGGCCTTGCTGATTTGCAGGGGAAAAGCGCCAGGGCATGGGTATTTACGGCCAGTGGCGACACCGCCGCCACCCTTCTGGCGCTGGTAAAGGACATTCCGCAGCCTTCAGCTGTTTATACTGCGGCAATCATGCTGGCCGGAAAAAATCTTGATGGAATAAGGGGCATGATTCATGACGTCGATCCCGACACTGGCGCTTAATGGTGAGGCCATACTGCTGAAAAACATGCGCGTGACCGTTTCCCAGCAGTTTCAGGATAAAGACCAGTCCGGTCAGACCAGCGCGACCACCAAATCAGAGCAGGGGGCAAAGGGCAAAGAGCTGCGTATCAGCGGCGAAATACCCTTTAAAAACCCGGAGATCCTGAAGCGTATTTTTGAACTGGCCAGCGCCACCGATGCAGACGGGAAACGCATGAAATACCGCGTTGCGCATGAGGTGGCCAGAGCGGTGAATTTTCGTGAGGCCACCTTCAGCGGAATGCTGGATGCACCGCCGCAGGACGGGAAAATGGCCTGGCTGGTCACGTTCACCCTGGCGGAACATGTCAGCGTACAGGAGAAGCGGGAAGCCAGGGCAACCGGTAAAACAACGGCAAAAAAACAGACGGCCAGCAGTACGGGACAATCCGGTGGCCAGAGTGCCGGAGAGGATGAAGAAAAACTGACGTGGTTTGAACGCAGGGTGCTGAAGCCCGTCAATGATGCTTTAGGTTAATGATGAAACCAGTAAAACGCCTTTACCTTTCAACGGATGAAATACACCTGGCTGACGCCAGTCTGGTGCTGGAGCTGAACAGCTGCGGACGTGGCTTTATTACGGCACAGACGACCACAGACTACACCGGCAAACTGGTACGGCTGGATGTGGGGTATTCCGGTTTACTTCTGCGCTGGTTTACCGGCTATGTGGAGCGCTCACAGCCTGCCGAAAACGGTTATCAGCGTCTGTTTGTCCGCGAGCTGGCTGGCGTGTTTGAGCGGATGTGGCCATGCTCATTTCAGCATCCCACACTGCGCGATGTG